AGTACTGCGAGATACTGTGATAGCTGAGTAGTAATTGCTATCCTTGCGCTGACACTTTCATAATATTTTAAGCCGGCACTGATAGTTCTATTATATTCGCCATATTTTAAATCAAAGATAAATGCATCGGCTAATTGGCCCACATCTCTTTTACATAATGATTCATTATATTCAAAAGTTGGTCCAAAAGGAACCACACTATTGGTAATGTTGTAATTCATCCAAGCAATAATTTCTTCTTGCAGGAATGATCTGTTTAATTCTAAAAGTATTGCGGCAGATCGATAGTCGCCTTTGTTTTGTATTTTTGGATAAACTGGCTGACTAGGATCTTGCAAATAATGATAAGCAAATGGAGTTGTAGCATCTGTAATACTAATGCCATCCATTACTAGATCTCTACGGAACTTTTGGAAAGCCCACGGAGAACTAGATGTTCCTGGTTTAGGTCTAAAAATAACTCTACGGAATTCATCACCAACAATAGAACAGTTATCAGGTAATTTTAGTGGATAGTTTTCATAATATTCACCTGACTCTACTAAAATACTGATTTGAATATTTTTTGAAATATCACCATATGAAATAACTTCGCCTATTTCAAAAGTTCCAGACTTAATATCAACGTCAAATATTTCTCTACCTTCACTGTCTAAAGCTCCAGCATGAGATAAAATCTGTGCTAGTGCTCCTGAATTTTCTCCTCGTAAAAATAATCCTTCTCGAATATCTCTACCTCTGATAGTTTCCGGAGTGGTTGTGTTAACATCTCCGGTAAAGTCTGTGCGAAAACCTTCAGTATTAATCAAAAATCTTGGAAGATTAACTTCTAACGTTGGCAACGATGTGAAACCACTACCTCTATCGGTAAGTGTAATTCCAGTAATTACTCCCGCTTCGGCTACGGCTGTACCGAATGCTCCAGTTCCGCCACCACCGAAAATTCTTACAGATACCAATGTATAGCCACTGCCGCCATTGGTAATTGACACTGAATTAATGCTATAAGTTACATTAAATGTTGCACCTGAACCGATAGCACCAATCCCAATGGGAGCACCGGACGATGTAATTATTGTAGGTACAGCAGTAGATCCAGGAAGAGTACCATAAGAGCCTGTAGAAATAATTCTAAAAGTTAAAATAGATCCAGGAGTGGATCGAGTTGACAATACTTCGATAGTACATGATCCGGGACCAACTCCGCCTTGAAGGCTGAGAATGTCTCCTGGATAATAATTAGATCCGACCGAATTAAGAGTTAATGTGTCAACGCTCAGTCGCAAGGTTCCTGCAAAACCAACCCCAGATCCAGGCGCCGGTTCGATCGCTTCCAGCGTACATTCTGAGGCACCGTTATTGTAGGTAAGAACTTTCTTATAAGGACCAATCTGTACCGGAGCTTCTAGGACCAGTTCTTCAGCACGTTTTAATGCTGCTTCGAGTGTTCGGTAAGCATAGGCCAATGCACGACCCTGTAACGCTTTTGATACACCCGGACGATCGTCTGCCCCAGAAGTAGCAACATAAAGATTAACTGAGGAACCAAAGCTAGAGCTATCAACGTATCGCTTGGTTGCAGCAATCAATCCGCCATATACTTCGTCGTCTTCGGGCTCAGGATCTCGAGATAGAATCAACGGACCGCTCATTCGACCAAACGATGCATCTACGTTTCCGGTTTCGGGGTTTATTGCATTTACACCTTGACGAGATATTTTATTATCTGCATAGGCTTTATTAACTAATTCGTGTTTGAATATTGGATCTAACGGTTCAGCATTAGTTCCAGCATCTATAATTCTATATTGTTCGCCACCTGACCGTAGAGATAAATCACCTCCTAAGCGGGGTGCAGTATCAGCTGAAATTGCAGCAAATTCAGCATTAATAGTGATTTCGTTGGGATTAGAGGAAAAGTCGATACTAATACCGTTACCAGGTACTAGTTGTTTAAAAGCCAGTCCTTGTTCGTCATCTCTAATAGTAACTATCGGTGTAGCACCTGTAGTTGGATCGTTACGGCCTACATAGCTATCGGGAGTGTCGTCTAGTCCTGTGAATCTTAATCTTTCACCTAGTCCTAACGAGCTGTATAACTCACGGAAGTTGTCATTAACTTTACGAAATGAGTCACGTATACTATCACCGGTACCGTCGTTGCCAATAGTACCAATATCAATTTGTTTTCTTGCCATGTTTTTAAATCCTAGATTGAGCAATCGCTCTAATATTTAGCCCAATATTTTAAAAGCCGGATGTAAATACAATATGTTCTTAAAAACAGAAACTCAAGAAAATCAATATACAAGACACAGTAAATGCGGAACAGAGCACACTTTTGTTAGAAAGAAAACTGTGGCAGTATTTCTTTGTGATAACTGTGACCAATCGTTTCAACGAGATCTAAAACACATAGATCGTAAAAGATTAAGCAACAATTACTTTCATTGTTGTACTGATTGTGATGCTAAGAGATTTGCTCAACGCAAGGGCATTGAACAGAAAAAAATATGGGATATGCCTGCTAGTACAGAATTACCAGTGGGTAAGTTTTAAACCCTAAAACTTTCGCCGCAGCCGCAGCGATCCTTTTCTTGAGGGTTTTTAAAATCAAAGCCTTCATTGAGACCCTGTTTAATCCAGTCCATTTCTACTCCTTCAACATAGGCTAGACTTTTAGGATCTACAAAAACGTGTATTCCGTGACTGACAAAACTCATGTCTTCTGCGGTGGGGCAATCAACATACTCTATGACATAGGCAAGCCCTGAGCAACCAGTAGTTTTTATCCCTATACGAATACCCAATCCGCTACCCCTACGTTCTAAATTTGTTCTAACTTTTTTTGCGGCTAGTTCAGTTAGCGATATCATGTTTTTTCCTGTAATCTTCTACGGCCGCCTTAATAGCGTCTTCCGCAAGGATCGAACAATGAATTTTAACCGGCGGGAGACTGAGTTCCTCTGCAATTTCAGCATTCTTAATTGATCCAGCCTCGTCCAGCGTTTTACCCTTGACCCACTCTGTGACCAGCGAACTGCTTGCGATCGCTGAGCCACAGCCGTATGTTTTAAATTTTGCATCTACGATCACTCCATCCTCGACTCGAATTTGTAATTTCATAACATCGCCGCAAGCAGGTGCTCCCACCATACCTGTGCCGATGCCTGACTCGTCCTTGGCAAAGCTACCAACGTTGCGAGGGTTCTCGTAATGATCGATTACTTTGTCTGAATATGCCATATTACTTTTTACCAATCATAGTTTGAATCTTTTCTTGAATAATCTTTGCCCAGAAAGGCTGCGGAAAATTCCATCCTACAAATGCTCCTACTGCTACCCAAAATAATGTATCTAACATGTTACGCTCCTTGTAGTCGAATATCAACAACTTCCCAGTTGATGATACGCCAAATATTAGTTAGGTATTTGGCTTTGTCCTGTTGATAGTCAAGAGCCCACGCATGTTCCCAAGCATCTATCAATAGGGCAATTTTCATACCTTTACGGTATTCGTGATTATGAATAGTATGTAATTTACCATCATAATCCATATAAATCCAATTCGAACCTTGTGCCGCCATAAATTCTTTTTCAACTGCTTCTTTAAACTTTTCAAAGGAGCCGTGTTCAGAATCAATGATAGATTTACTGAGCCCCTCGGGTTTATTGGCAGCCCTAGGCGGGGTTAAATTAGAAAAGAACAGATTGTGTAATACTGCACCGCCGTAGTTAAAATCGGCATCCCCTTCACCTTTATTATAGCGTTCAGAATACTTGGCTGCAAGGCCATCATAGTGATACTTGATAGTATCTTCGCTCATAACAGGATCAAGCTCATCTTTACCAAATTTAAGTTTATCTTGATAAATTTCACGAGAGTCTTTAGATTCTGATAATGATTTAATAAAATGTAGCGTCATGTTGATATTTAGTGTAAATAAACCACAGGAGGAACTATTATGTTCGGATTTATTAAAAAGCTATTCGGCTCTGCCGATGTAAACAAAGATGGTAAAGTTGATGCTGCTGATGCTAAGGTCGTAGTTGAAACTGTAAAAGCAGAAGTTAAAGAAGCTGCAGTTGAAGTAAAAACTGAAGTTAAAAAAGCTGCTGCTAAAACTAAACAAGCAGTTAAGCAAGTTGCAAACAAAGCTAAACCAAAATCTAACAATCGCAAGCCAAAGCCAACCTCAAAGGCCTAATAGTTTAGCTTGTTCATAAAGTGCAAAGCTGGCCAAGTTTTTGGCCTTGCTTTCGCACATTATATCTGCAACTGGTCTAAAACCCAGTGCCCATTCATTTACTGCTGCGTTCCAGTAGAAGTCTGAATGTGCTCTAAGTTTTGCTTTTTTGTGTCCAGATTCTAAGAGGGCAGGAAGATCGGGACGCTGATGTTCGGAATGACCAACAAGATGTTCTTCCCGTGACACACTGTAATGTATAACAGGGCGCTGACCACGCCAGCTATCAATAATCCTTTTAACACGGTCGTCATTTGGGTCAATATATTCTCCAGTTTTAATCCAATGATGATGTATGTCTAAGACCAAGGCACAATGATCTACTAATTCTAGACTAGCATCAATACCCCAAGCATTTTCATCATTCTCAATAGTAATACAGTTACGGGCCTCTGGACTTAGCTTGGGCAATACTGCTTTAATACCGTCGGGTCCTAGTTTGCCGGAGATATGAACATTAATTTTAAAGTCTTGAAATGTTTGACCATAGCCCATCCAGCGTGCCATATCCACATGATATTCGAACTCTTCTATGCTACGTTCGACAATACCCGGATTAATACTAGCAAGCACAGTAAACTGACCAGGATGGAAACTGAGTCTAACATTTCGTAGCCTAGCAATTTCGCCCACTGCCGCAAAATGCTTTTCTGCGTAATCTCTAACGTCCGTACGACGCCAGAAATCGCAATAATCACGTTGGGTATAGACTGGAAGAATATCACTGCCAATACGAACCATTCGAAGTGATTCGTCTTGTTCTCCCACTTTAGTTACTAATTTACGAACACTCTCGATGTTTTGTTGCATCAAGTCCCATAGCTTCTGTTCAGCTACATCACGACTTTGACGATTAAGCCAAGCCACTGTAGTGCTACCAGTGTTGTACTGTTTGCAGTCGTCTTTGGGTTTAATTCCGTCTAGTTGATCTGGACGGTCGATCCATTTGCAGGCAAAGCCAATTCGTTTAGTCATGCTACTATTATAGCACAACTACCGCCAGTTGTCAAGAACAAATTTATCCTGTACTGCACAAGGATTTGGATCGCCGTGAAAGACAGCCACCGAACATTCTGGATGTATTTTTAAGTCGTTTTTAACGGTTTTAAACTGTCTTTGACCATTTAATACCACTAAATCTTCTCTGCTGCGTATTTCCCATTTATAACTCTGTATCCATTCTTTAGGCCAAAATATTATTTTATTTTGGCAGAGTTTCCAAATCCAATCTTGATCTCCTTGCAGTCGTTGAGCATCTGCGGGCTTAGATCTAAATTGCTCATAAATGTGATTTTGTGTACCATAGTTCCATGCCATAACAGAACTGTTTAAACTTTTCCACGATGAATAAAATTTTCTATTGAAGTCATGTATTCCTACAAATTGATCTTGACAATAAAGACCTAATTTATCTATGTTAGCATGTATCACAACATCAAGATCAAAATATAATATTCTGCCTCTTAATGGTAAATTACCATCGAACATATGAACCTTATGCCACCATCCCCTTTGATAGTTTGCATTTGGTTGATATATTGTTCTCACACCTTCGATAGGATGTTGATCGTCTGTAAGACAGGTAAATTCATAAGGTATGGTCATATGCCGGCTGACCATATTGCGTAGTCTTTCTACATATTCTCGACCATATTTGTTACCGAATCTTACACAAAGGATTGTAATTTTTGTATTAGAATTTGGAACAGCGGATTGTGGTTCGCTAGATGGCATTAAGTAGCCGTTGGCTTTGTAAAACCGAGTTTGTTCCTTAGTCCATCCGGCTCTATCTTGTTTTGACAATTTCATCTATAGCAACTAATTCTTCTAAAATATTTTTAAGATTGTCCAGTTTAATCATATTAGGACCATCACTGGGTGCGTTGTCTGGATCTTCGTGAGTTTCCATAAACACTCCTGCTACACAGCCAGTGGCTACAGCAGCCCTCGCCAAGTAGGGCACCATTTCGCGGTCTCCGCCACTGACTTGTCCCAATCCTCCAGGCTGCTGTACAGAATGTGTTGCATCAAAGACAACGGGGTAACCAGTACGTGCCATAATAGGTAGACTGCGCATATCAACCACAAGATTATTGTATCCATGAGTATATCCTCTTTCGCATAACATGATGCGTTCATTGCCTGTCGAGGCAATCTTTGCCGCAACATTTTTCATATCATGTGGAGCAAGGAACTGTCCTTTCTTCACATTGATTGCACAACCAGTGGCACCGGCGGCCAATAATAAATCAGTTTGTCTGCATAAGAATGCAGGAATCTGAATAACATCAATACCTGCATCTGCAACTAATTCTGCCTGGTATGTTTCGTGAATATCGGTTAATACAGGAATTCCAAATTCGTGTTTGATTGAATTTAAAATTTTTAAACCTTCGTCAATACCAATCCCTCTTTGAGTATTAACGCTAGATCGATTGGCTTTGTCGAATGAGCTTTTGTAGATAAGATCAATATCTAACTTGTCACAGATTTCTTTGATACGGCCTGCGGTTTGCTCAGCATGATCCTGACTTTCAATTTGGCAAGGACCTGCTATAAGAAATATTTTGTTACTGTTGCCAGCAATAACTCTGTTTATTGAAAATGTACGCATATTATTATTTATGCGTACATTGTGTTAGGCTTCGTATATTGCGGAGTTGGCACCATGCTCAGCACACTCAACTCGAACACAATAACACCGATTATTGGTTTTTTCTCGAATTAACTGATCAGCAAAGTTAAAAGCATGTTCTGCAAACTTCTCTGCACCCACACCATCAAACATTCTAATTTCCGCTAGGCCAAGTGCTTCTAATTCTTGGAACTTCTCCAAGTGAGGATCGGCATTATCTAATGCCAACTTGTGATCAAAATGATCTTCTAGCCATGCTTTGAGCGGTTTAAGTCCCCCAAAATCTACTGCCCAATTTTTATTATCCAATGAGTCACAGCCAAATGTAAATGTAAATGCTAAACTATAGCCATGTAGCAAATGACAGTGACTGTGATCTGCGTTTGGTTGTCGGAATACTGCTGACAGACCAACGTTGTGTCCGTAATGTTTTGTTGAAAAATATTTTGCCATCTCTAGTCTCCTTTATTAAGGTAGCAAGTTTGATGACTGCAGAATTTTTATAGAGGGATGATGCCATAAAGTCCTCTGTGTTACTGTGTGTCTATTGTACTATTGTATTGCCTTTGTATTTATAATGCAAGGAATTTCACATTATTTTTCTGCCATTCTGTTGGCATCGCCCAGTTAGATCGATTTCTAACAATGAATTTGATGTCTGGATAAAATTTAAATACCTGACCAATTTGATAAATCCAATATGCGGGATCTACAGCCTGCCCGGTTATACGAGCATAATTTTCCGTGCCCTTATATACATTATTAACTGATTGATCTATTGGATACAGATCAAACCCTATAAGCTCTACCTCATCAAACTGTAGTACGGCAGCTAATAGCACAGCGAATCCTCCGCTCCCCCAATGATCTGGATTGTCTCGTTTAAGATCCCCGGTATAAGGTAAATCCGGTAGTGTTTTGATATTTTTGTTTTTTTGTATTTTTCTAAAAAAATGAAACCAATCTGGTCTTACATAAATTGATGTATTTTTTGTTTGAGGATTTAGTGTAGCTTCAGCAACCATTCGTCGGTCACAGCATATTAGATGATCAACTACGATATCTCTGTGTAAAGCATTACAGCCTATAATAGTGTGCGTTGTACGATATAATTCTAAATTAGTACCACAACGGCTTTCGCCGTTGCCAACTACTACCGCTTTTGTCATTACTCGATTCTGCCAAATCCATTCCAAAGACCGGGAGTGCCGGATAGAGTGCATACCCAACCAATATAACTTCCAGGCTGAGGATTACTATTCCATACAATGTCTCCGATACCGTATGAACCACTAACTGGAAGTGATTTATCGCTAAGGTGTATTGTATTATTGAATTTAATAGAGCCGTTAACATGCAATGCTGCTCTTGGATCTGGATTGTTTACATTAACACTCAATGTTCCTTGAACGTTAACTTTAGAAGTTAGGTTGCCTAACGTAATATTTCCGCCTGCCTCTATGCTGATTCTTGCGGTATTATCGGTTACAATTTCAAAAGCATTGCTTGCATAAGTGCCAATGTAACCTTTAATAGCATCCCTTGTACCAATTCCCACTTCAATATTATCTTCAGCAATGCTTAGTGCTGATTTGGGCTGATCGGTTCCGAT